TGACGGCGATGATAGCTAAAACAGAATCATCTGCCGGATCTAGTGCATAGAGCTGGGTGCCCTGCGTTTTCATACTCATGTTGTTGCTCCTAACAATAGCCTTGCGGCAGATACAAAAAAGCCCCTGCAGGTGCAGAGGCTTTTGGTTTTAAGTTGCGTTGTGGGTTTTACGGCTAGCGAGTGACTAGCCAATCAATATCAAAGCTGTGGCGGTAATTGCCGGTTTCTTTATCTCGGTCATCACCGTTGTAATTGGTGGTGTAGGCATCCAGTTCGATGGCATAACGAATCGCATCACCCACTGCTGAGGCTGTGGCGCCTGAGTCGGCGTATACATCCACCTGCAGGGTAAATGCATCGGTATCTGGCCTGCCGGCTAAATAGTTTTCAGGACTGCCGCCGATCACTTGCCACACTGCATAGGGCTTTACTACGTCCTGCGGTGCTTGGCCAAATGGGAATAGCCTTGTTGGGTTGGTACCGAGTAGCGCGGTTACTTCTGGACTATTGCGGCAAACCACAAAAATAGGCGCGGTGCTCATGAAAGTGCCTTATCGAGTTCTTTATCAAATTCAAAGGTAAAGCTGTTTATCACTTGGTTGATATTGTTAGCCAATGCTGGGCGCATAAAGGGCTGGGCTTGGGCGCGTTCGGTACCGAACTCAACTAAATGCCAGTGTGGTGTATTTCCGCGGGCGCCTTCGTCGGCATTTGGCGTTGGAATACGGCCGCGATTGGTTGCTACACCAACGCGATACATGATCACGCCGTCGCGTTGAAATAGTCGGCTAGCAAACTGCAGGGTGATGTTGTCGCGGATCCTGCGCCCTGTTTTTGGGTCATCCACTGCCAGCGCATTTTGTTGCGCCGCTTTTTTAACAATGCCAGCGGCTTTGCGTAGCGCTGCTCTGGTGCCTGTATCAAGCACGGTTTGGCTAACCTTGTTCATTTTTGCTTTGACTTCTTTTAAGCCAACAATGCTGAAATCTGAGGTTGCCATGGTTAACCTACTTTGTTTTGGCTGTTTAGGTACTCAACCGTGACTTGTCCATAAAGCGTTTTGCAGATCACTTTCTTTTTATGTTTATGGACTTTAAGTGGCTGAGGACAAAACACCACCTTGCCTTTTTTAGTATCGGCATAAATGCAGTGGCCAACTTTTTTACCGTTTAAAAACACCTCGACGGGTTTACCTATTTCACTGGTATTTTCAATGGTGAAAATGTGAGGTGGTTTCATGGTTAACCTGCTAAAACGTCATTTGTTTCTGATACCGGAATGATTATCCGTTGATGGCCTGATTGGCTATCAGGTAAAACGCCTTCCGGTTTATAAATCTTGCCTGCGTGGCGAATGCGAAACTCAGTTGGGAATTCTGGTCTAAAGTGGATTTCAAACTTGCCTGAAATTTGCGACTGTGCAGCGGATGCAGCAATAAAGTCTTTAACTGAAAGCGGCATAAAATCGGCCATGGTTTGAAATGCTGGCACCCAATTCTTTTTAATTTCGCCTGTTAGTGGGTCTTGCTGCTTTTGCGATGTAAAAACATCGATTAAATGCCGTAACTTGCCGCTTGCCATAGCTTATCCTATTGCCAAGTCTCTAAATTCGAAGATCAGGCTTTCAAATGCAGCTGGGACTTCAACCATTTGCACAGTTGATACGGCCTCACGGTTAGTAAACCAATGCGCCAATAGCAATAATGCGGCATGGGTTAAGTCTTGGCTTTCTTCTATGATGATTGCCTTTGGTGGCTTTGGATCTGCTGCTTCATATTCGGCCGCAGTATCAAAAAAGGTACAGTTCAAACGACGGCGAATATGCGCCTCAACTGCGGCCATGAGTTGTTGTAAATATTGGTCTTGAAATGTTTCTGACTCGAGCAGGTTAACTTGCCGCCGAGCAGCTTCAATGGTGATCAGCGGCATGTCGCTTACTCCTGTTTGCCTTCGGCTTGTTCTGCCGCAGCTTCATAAGGTTCTGCAACCTGAATCTTGATGAGTTTTTCTGCGGTTTTTGCGTCAAACCCTGCGACATCGTCAGGTGAATAACGGGTCCATGGTTTGGTGAATAAAACGACTACTTTTTCAGATTCAGTCGAGTCTTCTTTTTTTACAGGTGGCTTTGCCATTGCAATTTCCTCTAAAAAATGGGGCAAACGCCCCATTTTTATTGGTTACTTATCAGTTAACTGATTACTGAGCGGTTATTACCAAGCTCTTATTACCAAGTGACGCCAGTACCTAATACTAGGCCTTCGTTATGGCGGAAGCCGATATCGTGCTCGGTAACCACGCGGATTAACGATTGGTTACGGCTGAACGCTGAAACCAAGTTGCCTTGATCATCCTTGTAGGTTGCTTCGCGGCTAAAGTCGATTGCGAAACTGCCGCTTTCACCGATGAGCACATCGTTAAAATCAGCAAAGTAGATTTCGGTTTCGTTGGTGCCGGTACCAAGGTTTGATGGAATGGTGTTGGTATGCTGAATAGGGAAGCCTTTCAGCAAGCCAGAGGACATTTCTGGGTAAACTTTGTTACCGTTACCATCACGCAGGCCGAACAACTTCATAAATGTTCGTGGTGATAAACCCCAACCAGGTGAAATCATTAGCGAGTTTGACTGCATCAATTGCAGGATCAGGTTATCGAGGTAGGCATCGATAGTGGCGAGATCTGCCGTTCCAGACCATGGAACTGTGCGACCTGCATCAGTAGCAGTCTTTTTAAAGCCTTTTGGTGTTGATGATGAACCATCGTCACGTAAGAAGGCTTTATCTTCACGCACTGCCATTGATGACAGCATATCTTGCAGCACTAAGGCTTCAACGTTACGGCCTGCATGACCAATTAATTGGTTAGAAAGCGGTACCAAGGTGATCATGGTTTTGGCTGACAATTTAACATCGTCCAGTGATGCATTGGATGCTAAAACGTCGGTGCCTTCACCAACGTAGGATGAAGTTGAACCACCGCTCATACGTGGCAATGACATATTACCGTTGGGCAATGGCATTGAACGCGCACCTAAGCGGCGCACAATGGTGCGATTACGCAATAACTCGATAACTTCCATCGCAGTATTTTGTGGCACTAATGCACCACCAGAACCCGCTGAGGTTTCAATGGCTAAAGCTACGTTACCATCGCCAATGGTGTCGTTAGCAAAACGCGCAGCGCCTTCTAAATCGCCTTTTGAGGCCGCAATAGACATTGCTAAACGTGCAAATGTCGCGCCTTGATACTGCTCTGCTTCTTTTTTAGTGTGAACCGCAGCAGAGCCGTTTTTAACTGGCTTTGCGTGGGTTGCATTCATGCGCTCGGCGGATTCTAAGCGGCCAATTTGAGAGGTAATCTCATCAAATTCCTTAGATAAGGCTTCGAATTGAGTTAACTCTTCAACGCTTAAAGAGGCTTCAGCGTCTTTTGCTGCCAACAATTGCACTTGAGCATTAATCTCTGCGCGTTTGCGGCGAAGTTCTTCGATTTTAAACATGGTAAATCTCCTTCAGGTAAAAAAAATGCAGCCTAATTGGCTGCACATTACTGCCCCGCCGCGTGGCTAGAGCTGGTTTTTGATATTCATGGCTTTGGCTTGCATGCCAATACTTTTGCTTGGGCGACTTTGCGTCATGTAGGGTTTTGCAATGGCGTTAATGGCTTCAAATGGCGTCATCAGCTCAGCGGCTAGGCCCATTGCGATGGCCTCTCTTGCGCCAAATAGTCTGGCTTGGGTATCGATTACCTTTTGCACTTCCATGCCGCGGTATTGCGCGACAGACTCGGTAAACACACGATAGGTTTCGTCTAGGCGAGCATTAATTTCGGTAATGGCTTGTTCGGTGATGGGTTCGTGCGGGCTACCATCATTTTTATGGTCGCCGCGGTAAAAAGAGGTGAACTTTAAGCCGACTTCCTCTTCCCATTTGCTCATCTCCATGTGCTCCATGATCACGCCGATAGAACCTACGCCAGAGGTTGCGGATACAATGATTTTTGAGCACGCAGAGGCCATAAAGTAGCCAGCTGAATATGCGCTGTAGTTGACGATCGCATTAATGGGCTTGATTTGGCGCGATTGATAGATGAAATCAGCCAATTCTTTGCAGCCAACTGCCATGCCGCCGCCAGTATTAAAATCTAAGGCGATTTCTTCGACCATGTTGTTGTTAAGCGCCCGTGTCATACGGTCTTGCAGCTTTTCATAGCTGTTTAGCTCGGTGCAGGCGGCGGTGATGTGGCCCCGGCGAGCCATTAACAGGCCATGAACAGGAATAACTGCTACTCGGCCATTTGCAATGGTGTACATGCCAGAAACATCGCAGTCATCATCCGCAATGGTGGCAAGTCGCTCTGGCGGTTGTTGATCTTGTTGCAGTGATGGAATGTCGATTGACAAGTTACCCGTGATGCGCGGGATCAGGACTGATTTTACGGCATCAACTGCAGTTCTGGTGGCTAGCAATGGGGTATTGAATACCATGCTGGCTAAATTTGGGTAGTTTACTTGCATAGTATTGCCTCGATTTGCTGCATTTGCTCTGGTGTGGCGTTCAGGTGTTGTTGCGCTGAGTTGCTTGGAACCATGTTTAACGGGGTTAAATAGGTGTCACCGCCTGTGATTGGGCTCATGTTCTCAAGGCGGCGGATATCGTTCACACTCAACCAGCCCCAGTTGCGGCCAATTGCATAAGATTCGTAACGGGATTTTTGGTCACCACGTAGCAACCCTTGAACGTTAAACTCGATGTAGTACTGACCGCGCTCGGATGGCAGTAACAAGTCGCGGGTTTGCGCGGCTTCAATCCGTTTTAGCCATGGCAGCAAAGAGTAAATCACATAGCCAAGTGACATTGACTCGATGCCAGAACCCCAAGATGTGGTTTTCTCCGTCATCTGCACCATGTGAAGCGGGATTTTGTACAAGCGGCAAGCTTCAGCGATACCAAAGCCACGACTCTCTAACAGCTGGGCTTTTTCGTTATCCATTGATAACTGCTTGTAGCTCATACCCTCTTGCAGCATGGCCACGGAAAACGCATTGCGCAGGCCTGAGTGACGCTCTTTAAATTTATTTAGGATTGCATCGACTTTATCTTGTGAGTCAATCGCTTTTACTTCATGCGGGCGCTCAATAACTCCGCTGAGCGTGGTGCCGTTGGCAAAGACATTGCCTGCATGTTGTTCAGTCGCTAACGCCAGCCCAAATACATCGGCATTGGTTTGAATGGGTGATAGGCCAATGTAACCGTCAAGGCTAAATCCCTTTATGTGATGGACTAATCTTGCGGGTAACGTCTCGTTTAAATCGATTAGATGGTAATAAGGCAAACCATCTGGCCCTTTTAATACCTGAATTTTGTCAGGATTAATCGGGATAAGTTCTTTGATGTAACCATCACTATCATATTCTTTTAAAGCAAAGTTATTGCCGCGCAGCCCGAGACAGCCCATTGATTGCTCGTAGTATTCAAAGCTGGTGTCTTTTTGGTTTGGCTGGTTATGAATAATGTCGTATAGCGGGTGATCTGTGGCTCTGACTCGGCCATCCCCTTCGCGGCGATAAAGCTCACAGGGTAATTGGGCAACTGACTCGGCCAATAAGGTAACGCAAGCTCGTACAGCAGAAAGCGCTAGCGCCTTTTCTGGCGTAACATGAATACCTGATGCGGTAGAGCTGCCACTAATAGAGCTCACCCATCGCCACCAGTCGTTACCTTGCTGGCGAGAGCCCTTGAACATTTGCGGAATAAACATTATTCACCTGGTCCTTTGGTTGTGCTCATAGCTCGAGTCACCATCCATGACCAAAGCAGGCATAAGCTACCAAGCGTGATAAACCCTACCGCGGGAAGCAGCAGCCACGCGCCGTAAGACACGCATAAAACCCCTGCTATACCAATAATGAAAGCGATATAAATCAACATAGAACGTCCGAAGTCTCGTAAACTGAAGTTGACTGAGCATCACTTACTGGGTCAGCCGTTCCCACTGCCATAGCTGAGGCGACTACGCCGTCGATACGACCTGTGGATTTTTTCTTGGTAAAAATACGGTTGTCTTTGGCGTCGGCCTCAAGCACTGCGCTTGCAGCGTTCCACCTTAGGCATGGATTGGTTTTGATTCTGATCTCTTTACTGGTGATCAGCTTTTCGAATAGCTCAATTGAGCGCGGCATCCAGAGGTTTGACTCTGATGCTTTGTAATAACCTTGCCCGTGTTTAACCAGCGGGATAAATACATTTGCCTCGGCGAGTTCTGGCTCGAGGTAGTGGATCCGGTATTGGTCAAAGCCGATGCTTTTTATCTCGAACAGTGCAGATAGCTCTGCAACGCGTTCGGCCACAAAGCTGTAGTCCACTGCGTGACCTGGTGGCGCATGGATAAAACCTTGCCTGAGCCATGCCGAGTACGGCACGTTATCGGTGCGCTCGCGATCCAGTAGCGTGTCTTTGGGTGTCCAAAAGTCTACTAACAGCGTTTTTACTCGCGGGAAGTAAAGCGCTAAGGCGGTTAAGTCGCGGGTACCAGATAAGTCGAGCCCGCCGAAGCATTCTTCGCCGTAGAGCTCAGTGATATCAAAATCATCTTCGCAATCCATCCATGTGTCGGCGGATAGCCAAGGCGAGGCACTATCTACCCATTGGCAGAAGTTTAAGCGGCGAACAATGCTCTCTTTGGCTGGCATCCCCTTGGCTTGGGTGACCTGTTCACGCAGGTATTTATGCGTGAAGGTGTGCCCCAGTGATGGGTTGGCTTTTTGCCAGCAACTTTCGTCATTAATCGGGTCGTCACCTTCATCGAGCGAACAGATAAAGGCGAAGAAGGAATCATCTTCTTTGGTACCCGCACAAATGGCCTTGCCGTATTCGTGGTACGAGTAACAAACGCTAGTGCGGTCGTGGCCTGA